ATTTGAATACGTTCTGAACAGTAAAGATATTTTCGTTAGCCTTGGTTAAATTCAATACGTCTTGATCGTTATTAAAAATATACTTGATCTGAGCGTTTACTCTACCAGGCAATTGAAAAGAAGAAGAATACATATCTACTAAGTAAGCATATTGAAACTTAATCTTATCTATCGCTGCAGTACTGCCGTAAGACTCATCGCCTTCTGCGTAATCATTATAGTTAGCACTTATAGTTTTAGATCCATAATATCTTGGTATAGTGAAAGAATTTAATCTATAGTTTGTATCCTGTAATTCCGCGTAAGGATTATTAGGATTAGTGTAAGTATTATAGTTGTCGTTAAGAGCGCTATTAATAGACTGAGTAATTAATCCTAAATTAATAGGAGTTAACTGATCAGAAGTGTAGTCTAAATTAAAGAATCTTTCTGATCTAACCGAAGCAGATACATTTTGATAAAGATAATTTAAAGAGTACGTAGTGTATGTGGTCTCTACTCCATCGAATTGAATAGATGAAACTTCTGTTTGATCTCCTATAGAAGTTTGAGTAGTCGCCGTAATTACTGTACCTCCAAATTCTCCATTATATAATTCTATTCCATCTGTGCTAGTGTATGGAATAATTCCCAAAGAAGAAGTATGAAAACCAGAATTAATAGTGCTTCCAGAAATAGCTCCAGCAATGCCTCCGTCTACGTAAATCATATCAATAGACTGAGATACATTATTATCCATGCTCATGCTAGGCTCGTGTCTAGCGTATTTGTTTCTCTCTAGAATGTGACTCTTAACAATTATACCAGTAGACAAGTTTGCTCTCGCTGGTACGAAGTCTCTAACTGTTTTGAATAGTACGTTGTTGTAGTACTTGATCAATCTAATATATTCCCAAACACTGTGAGGTTGAGTGTAAGATGCAAAGTAAGCTTCTTTTTGAGCCTCTAAACTTGGGTAATAATTAGCGTAAGCATCAGAAGGTTTACCTATTAATTGATTGATATTCAAACTAGGTAAAGAACCGGTTATGTTTGCATTGATAGTATTCGCAGGAGAAAAACCAACCTCTACATTTGTTGAGTTGATTCTTTTATCTGTATTGTAATACTGAAGTGTTGCATAAGGAGAAAGAACAGACGCGCTTAATTCAGTAGGAGCAGTGTATATATCCATGTGACCAAAGATCATATGATTGTCTTCCATAGAGCCAGATAAAATATCAATCTTGTCATTGTTTATTTCGAATACACCAACACTTCCAGACCAATATTCTCCACCAAATTCGTTAACTGTTAAGATGCTTTCAGGAATACCAAAAGTAGAAATTAATGCTTTAACAGATCTTTGAGTTCCTCTTGTTTTTAATAAGTAAGGTAAGTTGTGATAAAGTCTTTTATACAATTCCCCTTGTAAATCTTCGTTTCCTAAAGTTGGAATACTAGAGGTAACGTAAGTGTTTATAACTTCTGATCCTGTTGGAGGTAATAGAGTTCCATCAGGATTAATACCAAATAGTGTGTAGTATAAGTTGTCTGAAACGTTTGAGTTCGTATATAGCTCAAATCCTAAACCTCTTAAAGCGTCAGATACCATGTCTAAAGATATTCCAGTATCAGGATTATTCGTAGCATCGTATCTTGTCGTAACGTCTTTGTAATACAACCAAATATTATCGAAGTGTTGACCAATCATATTCAAGAATGTCGTGTAAGGAGCATTGCTTGGATCGTCCAACAAGTATTGTGGGATTGAGTTAGTTAATTGATCTTTATTTGTAGCGTCATAAAAAGAAGCTGAATATAATAAAGAAGAGGTATAAGGACTAGGAGAAGTTTCAGCAGATCCCAACCAGTTTATGGCTTCTGAAGAGGTTACAGAATACAACTCATAAGGCTGTGTAGTAGTCTGTTTAGGCCAAGCCCAACTAGCTGAAGTAAAATATAAGTAGTATTCGTATAGATCAAATTTCTCTATAAGATTATTAACAGAGTTTTGAATTACGCTTATAGAAGAAGATACGATGTTAATACTAGTACCGTTATTGTAAAGATCGTTCTGCGCAGCAATTTGTGCATTGTAACTCTCTAATAACTGTAACTTATATACAAAATTGTTTACTCTTTCTGTAGCGTTAGAGAAGTGTACGAAGTTACCAAAGTTAGTATAGTCTACGTTAATGTCTACTGACTTGTCTTGATAGTAAGACAACATCTTTTGGTAAGAAGAACTAATTTCGCTTGTCAAAAGACTAGAATAAGAATAATACTCGGTAGTTTGTCCGTTCTTATCGTTTACTGCTATCTTAAAGTTAGGGCCTCTTAAAGAATCTGTAGTTACTTGTACGTTAGCTTCTATCTGAAAGTCTATATTAAAACTAACTGACTCTGCTACTTTGTCAACCATCCATAATTCTGACTTAATATCGTAAGCCTCAGGAAGTGGTTCGTAAAGTTTAATAAGTAGTGTAGATTCACCTGTATCAGGATCTTCTGAGTACGCTACGTTATTGGCAATGATTAACTCGTTATTTCCAAAGTTTAAATAAAAGTCTGGATAGTAATTTTTTGTAGTAACGTAATTTTGATACTGACTAAAAGCATTTAGTATTATGGTGTTACTTAATACTTGAGAAGCCAATCGTATTTCTGTTCTTGAAGAAGAGATTTCTTTTATCCAATAGAAAGTACCAAAAGATGAATTGAATAGTCTTCTTAAAAAGTTGTATTGAGTATTTAGTGTTCCTCTATTAAAACCTAAAGTAGTTAAATCTTTTTGTGGATCTAATACTAAAGCAGAGTATCTATTACCGTTAATTGTATTTTTAGAATCTGGATAGTAGTCTTCTAATTGATAGTTAACAAACTCTAAGTTTCCGTTTTGATCGTACACAAAGAATTCTATATAATCGCTTGAGTCTCCAAACTCGGCAGTTATATAGTTTGACGTTATTAATCGATCGTCTTGAGGAGAATAATCCTGTTGAACAATTCCAGGACCATCATATATTATGTTAACTTTTTCCATTAAAGTACTTTATTGATAGTTAGATACGTTTGACTTAAATCTAAAATTTGTTGACGAAGAGCGTTAATCTCTTCTATCAATGCCTGCTTCTCAGGATCTAATACAGATCCACCTATATATTCTTGACTTCTTGCAACTAAAGACTCGTGAGATTCCGATGCGCCATTTGCAGGAATATCAAAAAATAATTGATCGTAGTATCTAAAAAAATCTTCTACGGTAACAGACTCTGGCGCTGGAGCTGGTATTGCAGCGGGCACCAATTCTGTAAAACTAGAATCTATTACCTTGTTATAGGTATTGACTCCTCTTACCTCTTTTACTAAATCTACCGATGTTGACATTTTTATCTAATTATTTTGAAGATGTAATCGTTATCTACATCTATGCTTTCTCCAGTTGGTAATACCGTTTTTATTAAGATCTTATAATATCTTTCAGGCTCTAGTCCCATCATATATAAATCAAAGTAACTACTAGTGGCATCGCAACTTATTTTTGTGAATGTTGTATCGAATTCAACAATAGTTTCTTCTGCTTTTAAATCGTATAAAGACCAATAAGACGCTATAGGTAGTGCCTTATTTACATTATAAATAGAAGAAGTGGTAAATGTTCTAACAGGATATTTGTCTCTTGCATTAACTCTAAATCTATATTTAGTAGTATCACTTTTATATGTTCCTACATTATTATCTAGACTTAATATAAAGTTGTTATTGTTTAATACACTTAAGCTACCGGTTGCATAAGTGCTATCGTCCCATTTCATTTCTAAAGTAGGAGGATATATAGTATGAGTGTCTACTGAGAAGAAACTAAGTGCTACGAAACTAGCTGAATAGTTTTCTACCGCAGTAGGATGTTTAACAATAAATCCACTATTTTGTGATCCACTAAACCAACTATTAACTATTGGAGTCACATCTACGTTAATGTCTTTAGCATCTTTGTAAGTGTAAGATTGCGTAGCAAAAGAACCAGTCCAGTTGCCACCACCAGGAGTTAAAAAATAAGAAGCATTTACCCATGTATTAGAAGCTGTAACGTAAGCGGTTGGACTGAACCAAGAAACTCCATTAACGGTATCAGGAAAATCGTTGTATTTACCTGTACCCATTTGCCAAGAAGAAGAGACTTGTCTTATTTCTAGACTGTATGTAGTAGATAAGTTTTCTGCGTTAGCAAGATATAATTTTAAACCGGCTTTCCAAGATCCTGTGCGGTAAGATTTTATAGTATTGATATCTTCGTCGCTAAAAAGCACTAAAGCTCTTCTAAGATCATCGTTAGATATTGGACCAGCTGGATCTATATCAACAGAGTAATCAACTAACGTAGAGTTATTTTTAGCTGACACTTCTAATACTTCATCAAGACCAGTGTTTTTTACTGGAAATCTTGAA